GCAGCAGGTAATACTGCAGCAACTGATGGAACTCAAAGAGTTTTCACAGAATCTCTCTTAAAATCTGTAATTAAATCAGTATGGGAGCAAGGTGGAAATCCAACTATGGTTATGGTTGGTCCTTTCAACAAGCAAAAATTATCAGGATTTACTGGTAATAGTACTAGATTCGATGCAGGTGCTGATGCAACTTTGTATACATCAGTTGATGTTTACGCTTCTGACTTTGGTCAGCTTCAAGTAGTACCTAACAGATTCTCTAGAGATAGAGATGCTTGGGTATTAGACATGGATTACTGGGGAGTAGCTTTCTTAAGAGACTTTCAAATGCATGATCTTTCAAAAACTGGAGACACAGAGAAAAAACAACTTCTTTTAGAAGCAACTCTGGAATCTAGAAACGAAGCTGCAAGTGGCTGCGTAGCAGACTTGACAACATCGTAATAACTAAATAACTGTTTGGGCGAGTAACCTTAAATCTGCTCGCCCAGCAGATTCTAACAATGAAGTCTTGAGAGAAGGTTAAAGGCGGAACATTAAAGGAATATAAACATGAGAACATTAAACGACTATTTTATATACGGAGAAATCGCAGACGTATCAACAGCATCATCTACTTACGTAGCAGTACCTGATGGAGGAAAAGTAATTAAAATTATTACTGCTTTACAAGGTGCTATATCTGGTGGCGATGCAGCAATCACTTTTGAAATTGGTGGAACTGCAATTACTGGTGGAGCAATTACTGTAGCTAATTCAGGTTCAGCAGCAGGTGATATTGATACAGCAGAACCTACTGCAGCAAATGACGTTGCTGAAGATGGATCAATCGAAATGATTACAGATGGTGGATCAACTGGAGCCAAAAAACTTGGCGTAACATTCGTTATAAGAAGATAATTTAAATCGGTAAATGTTCCTGGAACGTTCTGGGAACATTACCAAAACATAAGGAGAACAAAATATGAACTATGGATTAAGGGAAGTTACTTTAGAAAAAGTAGCAACATCAAACAGTTCTGCAGCTTCTGCGGCATTTGGAGAAAATGTAGAATATGTAAGAATCGTATCTGATACTGATTGTTGGATTACTTTTGCTGCTTCACCTACTGCTACATCAAGCAAAACATTTTTACCTGCTAAAGAAATTGAAATTTGGAAAGTTTCTCCAGGCGAAAAAGTTGCTGCTATATTAGCATCTGGCACAGGAGCTATATATATATCACAATTATCTGAATAATGACAAAAGTCAGAGCAACAGAATGGAATGCTGATAGTACCAAGACTAAATATATACAAGAGTCTGATGGTAAATTAACAATTAATAATCAGCAAGATCTCAATCCTTTAATGAAAAGGAATAAAGAACTTTATAACTTAAACGATGGTTATACTGCTTCTAGAGACATGAGAAGAGTTGCTAGTGTACCGCCTATTATATTACAAATATGGACAAAAGAATATAATGGTACACGTAATTGGTGGGCTTTACCAAAAGAAACACAAAAAAAAATATTAACTAGAAAATTAAATTCTAGTGATTTTAGATATTTTAGAACATCAGAAGGATCATTATAATGGCATTAAATACTTACACATCATTAAAAACAGCTATAGCTAATTGGTTAAATCGAAGTGATTTGACAAATGAGATTGCTGATGATTTTATCAAATTAACTGAAGCTGATTTTAATTCAAAATTAAGGATTAGACAGATGGAACAGATTGATACTGTTACTATTAATGCTGAGACTGTAACTGTACCAACTGGTTTTATTGGTGTTAGATCCTTTTATATTCTATCAGCTAGTACTAAATTTCCTTTAGAGTATATTACACCACATAATATGTTTGAAATTAGAGGAGGTTCTAGAACTGGTAGACCTAGATCATATACAATTGAGGCAGATAATGAAACCGAACACTTTAGATTTGGTCCTAGTCCTGACACTACTTATACTGGCTACTTATCATATTATAAAAACTTGGAATCTCTTAGCTCAAATAATGCCAATTCCAGTAATTATATTTTAAGTAATCATCCAGGTATTTATTTGTATGGTAGTCTTTACCATGCATCTAATTTTATTGGTGGAGTAGATCCAGACCAAAAAAGCAATTGGTTACAAATGTATATCGCAGCTCTTGAAAGATGCGAAAATAATGACAAACAAGATAATTATGGTGGAGCACCTGTTCAACAAAGAACAGATGTTCAAACTGATTTATCGTTTTATAGGAATAGATAATGCAAGTACCTTTTGGAGAATGGTTACCCGATATTCCAGATCATTTGAATAAGGGAGCTACAACTGCAACTAATGTATTTCCTGCAGCTGTTAGTTATAAACCATTTAAAGCATCACAACAAAAATCAAACGCACTAGATAGTCAATGCTTTGGTGGATTTTCCACTAAAGATAATAGTGCAAACGTTTATACTTTTGCAGGTACTAAATCAAAATTATACAAATTATCTGGTGAAACATTTTCAGATGTTAGCCAAGCTAGTACAACATACAATGCAGGAGCTGATAACTTCTGGTCGTTTTCTAACTTTGGAACAACAGTAGTTGCCTCTAATGGAGAAGATTCACCACAAAAATTTGTAGTAGGAACTTCTAGTGCATTTGCAGATCTAGGTGGTTCTCCACCTGTATTTACATTTTCTGCAGTTATTAGAGATTTCTTAGTAGTAGGAAGAATTAAAACAGTTAAGAACAGAGTACAATGGTCAGGTATTAATGATGTTGAAACTTGGACATCTGGTACTAAACAATCTGATTATCAAGACTTAGCAGATGGTGGTGAAATAACTGGTATTGTAGGTGGTGAGTATGGTTATATATTTCAAGAAAACCAAATAACTCGTATGGACTATGTTGGAGGAACAACAGTATTTAGATTTTCTGTTGTATCTAAAAACAGAGGTTCTATTTTTGCTAAAGCAATAGCTCATGTAGGTAAACGAGTATTCTTTTATTCACAAGATGGTTTTTTTGAAATAGATGGTGAAAATGTTAAAGCAATAGGTCAGCATAAAGTTAATGATTATTTTAAAGATAACTTATCTGCTGGTTACCAACAAAATATTATAGCGGCAACAGATCCATTAAATCACTTAGCAGTTTGGTCATATCCTAGTACGGATGCTACAACAGGAGTCCAAGACAGATTATTAATTTATAATTATTCTGTTAATCGTTGGTCAGTTGTAGAAACAGCAGCTGAAATGATTTTTACACAATTTTCTGAAGCCTTTACAGTAGATACATTAGATACAGCATCTTCAAGTTTAGATAGTTTAACAGTATCTCTTGACTCCAGATATTGGCAAGGTGGTGTAGTTAATTTTGCAGGGTTTGATTCAGATCATAAACTTATTCAGTTTGATGGATCTAATTTAGCAGCTACATTAGAAACAGGTGAAATAGAACCTGCACCAGGAGCACGAACTACTATTACTATGGTAAGACCTTTAGTGGATGGAACGTCTACTGCAAGAGTTACTAGCAGACTTAGATTAGCAGATAGCGGAACTAGCACAAGTTATTCTAGTTTACAAAGTAATGGAGATATTCCAGTTAGATCTTCTGGAAGGTATCATAAGATTGGAGTTGCTATAGCAGCAGCTACAACATGGAATGATGCTCAAGGTATAGACTTAATAGCAATTAAATCAGGATTACGATGAGTGATACAATAGATATAGATAACATAAGATTTGCATTTTCAGAAACAGACTACTTCCAGCGTGAAGTAGAACGTTCTGTTAATGAATTAATATTAAAAAACAACCAAGAAAATGACAAAGCATTTGTTTGGTTTATGGGAGGATAATAATGGCAGGATCATACGTAGGAAAATATGATACAACAGCTGCAAATAATACAGCTACAGGAACAGGTTCGGTTAGTATAGCAGAAGGTATGCTACCTTCTAATGTTAACAATGCTATGAGAGATATCATGGCTGACATTAGGCAATGGTATAACTCGGCTGAATGGATTGAATATGGAGATGGAGCAGGAACATATACACCTGCTTATGCATCTGGTACAAGTTTTACAATTGCAGGTGCAGACGTTACATCTGCTTATCACGTTGGCAGAAGAGTAAAAGCAGTTGGTTCTTCAACTGGAACAATTTACGGATCAATTACAGCAACAGCATTTTCAACTAACACAACAGTTACAGTTTCTTGGGATTCAGGTTCACTATCTAGTGAATCTTTAACAATTTATATTGGTATTACAAGTGCAACAAACACTTCAATGCCAGAAACTCCATCTATTACTGGAGATTACACATTAGATGTATCAGGCGATATTATTCTAGATGCTGACGGAGATAATGTTACTCTTAAAGCAGCAGGAACAACTGCATTAGATTTTGTTTTAAATGGAACGACAGATGTTACTTTAGATGCACCTGGTGATATTAAACTTGATGCTGATGGTGGAGATATATTTTTTGTAGATGGTGGTACTACTTTTGGAAGTGCTACTAATACTTCAGGAAATTTAATTATCAAATCAGGTACAACAACAGCTTTAACATTTAGTGGAGCTAATGCTACCCTTGCTGGAGACTTAACAATTTCTGGTGACGATTTAACTATGGGTACTAATACTTCAGGACATGTATTAGTAGCTGATGGTACAAACTTTAATCCAGTAGCAGTTAGTGGAGATGTTACTATGGCTTCTAATGGAGCTGTAACAATTGCTTCAACAGCTGTAGA